CGGTTAGTTCATATAGGGCTGATGAGTCTGGACCGCTGAGCCAGTCTCCAACTTTACCAACCTTGTATAATGCACTTGGATTATCAAGGGCAATCCTACCCCATGCCTTAGCAGTATCTTCCCATGCCTGGCCAAAGGGTGCGATTAAACGCAACTGATGCCACAAAAGGTTTCTTTTGCTGGCATTATAGAACAGGTCAGTTACCGATTTATTTGCATATTTAACAGCATATTCGTGGACCTCGTCAAGATTAAGAACGCCATCGCCTGCTGCATATCTTAAAGATTCCCAAGCCTTGTGTTCTTTGCCAATTGCTCGGCCTGTAACAGGATTTCTTAGAGGTCCTAGACTCTTTGGAGCAGCAGCCAATAACTCATCTATTGCCTTCCTGTTTAAAGAAGAAGACATGGTCTGAATTGCATCCCAATATGATTGACGCCATTCTGGCCCCATAGTAGAGGTTTTTTCAAATCTTACAGCAATATCAAAAAATGCTGCAACCTTCTCATCTATATACCCACCCGTGCCAATACCTTTACGACCAATTACTGGCCTAGGCACTGTCATCAAGATACCATCCCAGTTACCAGTATCAGAAAAGGTTGACTTCAGGGTGTTTGAAAATTCTTTATGTAGGTCAGCACGAGCATTGACACGCTTAGTTATTTTTTTATTAAGTAACTTAGTCTTCTTATCAATTTCAAGAGTTCTAGCAGCAATTGTTTTACCAGTAGGTATGATAACTGTAGTCTTTCCAACAACAACTGTACCCTTTAGTAGTAATTCTTTGAGCAGAGGGGCACCAACGCCGCGACCTGCAAGTTCTTCAATTCGCGCTAAGACTGATACTTCGTCTCCCTTTTCATTCTTGCCTTTAAACAAGAATTGTAACAAACCTTCTTCTGTATTCAAGAACTTCTTTGTTTCTTCTGCCTTGTTAACTAGGAAACGTTCTAGAGTTGGAGCACCCTTGCCTGTAAGGAAGTATTTAACAGTAGCAAGTTCATTACCTGGTTTGGTTCTGATTACTGCACGTACAAATTCAGAGTTATGTAGGATACGAACCTGGTTTGCAAAACCTGACCACCAGTTTGGGTGTCCAAAAACCTCTGCTGAGTAACCAATGGTTTGAAGAACCTTGCTCATCTCTCCATCGCCACCCATACCAGAAATGGTGTCGGATATAAAGGCTACATAATCGTTGCTTAAATCACCAGCAATTTCTGCTGAAGCAAATTCTTCTTTAGAAGAAGCCATTTTAAATGTATTGCCATAGACATCGTTTTTAACGTTGTCAAACTGATAAAGAATTCTGCGTAAAGCATTACCCTCTGGGCGACCTAGCCACATTGCCATCGCGGCAAGGGGGTGATTTAGAAAAGATGAGTGACCTGTACCAAATACACGTATTTGTTCTTCTATAATGTTTCTAACAATATATGCTGGGCGAACTAAGACGCTTTTTTTCCACAAACTATTTAGGTCGCTTGTAAAGTCTGCAATTGCTACAGCATTTTTGCCAACAGATAGTCCAGCCCATTTTTGTGATGTCTTAATAAAGTCCTGCATTGCCTTAGGGTCAGGTATGAAAACAAAAGAGTTTAATAATTCTGAGTCTAAGTGCGCACTATGAAGATTAATTTTCTCTCCGCCAATGACAGAAAAGGTAAGGTCTGTGCCAGTTGCGTGTTGCTGGGCCCAGTACTTAGACATGTTAAGGCTTTCTGTTTCAAAGACTCTTGTTGCCTCTTTCCAAGCCACAAGTTGCTCACCAGTAAACTGCCCTTTGTATTTATCAAAGATTGCGTTAAATAATTTTGATGTTGCTGCTGTTCCACTAGTAGATGCGTCAGGTGCAGTAGCAACTTCTGTTAATAAATTGTCTAAAGTTGCTTTATCAAGTTTCATGAAACGGCCAACGTTGTTTACGGCAGCAAGAAGAGCGTCTTTGTTTGACAAATGAATTAGTGTTCCGCCACTTTGTGGGAGTAGAGCGCCATACTTGCGTCCAAACATATGCAATTCATCTGAGACTTTTAGAATTGTATTATGCAAAGGAAGACGTTGTACCCCTCGAGCAGCCGCTCCACGCAAAAAAGCCCCAGCACGAATACGGTCAGCCGTAGGTAGGACTGTTTCAAATGAATCTGAAATGGCACGACCTGCTGCACTCTTGCCAGCACTTTCTACTACGCCCTTTAATGCTCGTCCTGTTTTAGTGCCAGACTCTAAGGAGCGCTGGATAATGTCTCCGTTTGCAATGTAGGTGGCAAGAACGCGAAGTACTTCTTCTCTATTCTTTGCCCCTGCTAATGCAATCGCTTGGTCTGCTGTAAGGTTTCCCTTAGATAGTTTTTGTATTCCTAACCAATTATCTTCGTTGGCGATAGCATCAACTATGTGCGCACCGCGCTCACCAGAGATAAATGTGGAGATAGCGTTGTAATCAATTTTTAAATTATTAAATTCATCTTCAAGTTTTGCGTAAGCCCTAAAGTTTTTAAGATAGGTCTCTAATTTTATTGCTTTAGATTTTTCTGTAGTTGCCCCGCCCATGGCGATGAGGGCATCACTTGTTCGTTTTTCAATAAGTTTTAATTGAGACTCTAGTATAGAAGCCTTTTTGGCAGCGCGAGCAGCGCCTACTCCAGTTGTAGCCTCAGATATTTTCTTGGCATCAGCAGTCGCTCTTGCAAGTTTAGAATAAGCAAGAAATGGGTCAAGTTTAACAGATGCACCAATTTCGCCAAGAGCAACAATGACTCTAGCAATGCCAGACTCAGGATGCCCAGCGCTTATAACGTATGCTGCTGGGTCAAAAATAGAATATGGTCGGTATAAAGTTACACCGTTTTGTTTAAAAGATTGTTTGTTGTATTTAAGTTGTTCTTTACGTGCAGCAAAACCTGCGCCAATTTCTTCAGCAGGAAAAAATCCAGGACCTAAATCAATCTTGCCTTCTTGAACTTGTTGCTTGATAGCCTGAAATAAGGTAACCTGACCAGGTGTCTTTTTAATTGCTTCTGCAACTCTATCAAATGTGGTTGTTTCGGTACGTTTAAAAAGACCGCCCTCTTCTTTAACTTTTTGAAAATCGTCAACTAACACACGAAATGGTGCATTTATTGTTTGTATGATTGCTTCAAAGCCAAGGGCAGCAGTTCTTGTTAAACCTTTTAATCCAGTCCATAATTGTCCAGGAAGAGTGTTGTTAAAATTTTCTGTTGATATTTTATTGCTTGCAATGATAGAATCAATTTTGCGCTTGTCTTGAGTTTGTTTATCAATTTGCGCAAGGGTAGTTATAAGTGGGTTACCAGCAATTGCTCCAGACCTGGCAAGACTTGTAATCATTCCAGCAGAAGCCTCTGGATTTTCTTGAAACATTTTTCGTGCTTCATAACCCTGTGGACCAGTGATTAAGGATAAGCCCTTTGTTGTATCAGTATAGTCTTGCTGTTGCTGTGTGGAGATACGCTCACCAACACCAACCAAGATAGGCAATCCATTAGCGTCCTTTTTAACACCTGGAAGAGGACTCATAGACGCTCATCATTCTGTAATCCTTCTAACACAAAACGCAAATCCTGGTTAGTTGGGTCCATCATATACAAAGCCTGAACAACTTGAATTGCATTTTCTGCCATAGGTGCAGCCATTGCTGGAAGACGCAATGAAGAAGAGTCTGAGCCAGCACTAGGACCATCAGCGCCATCTGTAACTGGCTGGTCAGGAAATTGTGTTGGAGTATTAAGGCCAGTAAGTGGTGGCATCGACATCGGTGCAGAATTAGTTACAGCAGCAGTTGGGCTACCCATTAATGGTGCTTGACCTTGATTTGCCATATTAACTTGACCTTGACCGTATTCAAGACCAGGCATATATTTTGGTGCCTGGGTGCCACTTTGCCCATTGCCACCTGTTGCAGAAACATTTGCAGGATTATACTGTGGGCCGCCGTTGGCGCCGCCTCTGTTATCAGGTGCCGTTGTCATAGTATCTCCTACTTAGAATATTGTATTTTAGTAATGATTGGACCTTGTGTAAAAATGTCCCACTGACTTGCAATTTCAATTGCTTTCTTAATTAATCTTTCCGCATCTTCTGGCGTTTGTACATCATCAATACCCAGTGCTTCCATAGCACCAAGAGCAACATCCCCACCGCTACCAGAATAGTAGATACCGCGAATATCGCGCTCCCAACTATAATCTTCAAAGACAGGATAAAGAACTCCACGAATGCTGATGATAAATTCTGAATCTTGCGAAGCAGCATCGCCATCTTCTTTCATGTCGTATCCTGCATCAATAAAAACTTTACGCATTTGGGGGATAAATGTTTGTGTCATAAACATATCAAGATTCTGATTTGTTGTAGGCTTTGGGGCTTTCCAACCAAACTGTAATATGTTTGAACCTCTACCTGCACCAGAGCCTGCAATTAACACACCATTGTTTTCAACAATTTTATGTGTAACCATTTGCATCGGTCGACCAGAGTCATCGGATGAGCGAGAATCGCAACCGATTACGCTCCAACCTTTACCTTGAATTGCTGCTAGTGTTGTCATTGTCCCCTACCGTTTCACTTAACGTCTATTAATTGTTCTAACGCTTGCCGTACCACGGCCTGCGCCACTTAGTGATGATAATAAACTTTGTAAACTTTCAGGTGTTTCTTGAGTTTGCATTTCTGGTGGGAGTGGACCTCCTGTTGGAACGCCAGCAGGAGCAGGGGACACTTGCTCGACCGCTTGTGGTGCCCCAACAGGAGGAACCGTTTGCTGCTGAACGGCAAAGGTTGCTTCAATTGCATCCTCTAGTGCCTGTCCCTTTTGGCGTGCCTTAATGACAGCAGCAATCTTACGTACAACATCTGAGGCATCCTGGCCTTGAGTAGCCATTTGTGGAATCGCCTGTGTATATGCCGTAAGTGAACCAAGTAGCGCTGAGCGCATATCCTCAATTTCAATCTTTTCTAATTCTTGTGTAACGTTAACTGTAAATGGTAGTTCTCTCATAGCCATATCTCGGCTAATGAGTTTTCCTCCAAGAGCCTGTAGCATAAAGATAAGACCTTGTGCTGGATTAAGACCAGCAAGCATACCATAACGGACATCAGCAGAATAATCGCTCTTGATGTCTTTAGTTGGCTTGTATGTAACTTCATAGGGTGAACCTGAATCTACTCCACGAATTGTTTTTTCTTCTGGATAAATAGTTTCATCTACTTGAAAACAAATACTAATAACATCACGAAGTGCTGCCGCAAAGATAGCCTGTGCTGATTTAACTTGTGTATCAAATGCTCCCATAAGAGCTTGTACGCCTTGGCCAGTAACAACTGATGCGCTAATATTTCCTGTACGTCCTTCAGGATAACGAGCACCAACACGTAGTTCTTGATTTAGTAACGACTGTTCAGTAAAAGCACCTGGTGGAATATTTAATTCTACGCGACGTACACCTGCTGGATTAGAAGTACGAATAACCGCATCTCCACCTAGTTGCAGTTCTTGTACATCTTGAGGTAATACAATAGGAGCTTGTACAGATTTCTCTGCTGCTTCCATAGCAAGCAACGCAAAGCGGTTGCGCATTAATTGAATGCCTAGAATGTCATCAAACTGTCCACGTAGTTCACCGTCAATAGATGGTTTACGTGCAACAACAACCATCATTTTACCGAGTGGGTTTGCTGCTCTTGATAATACTAGGTCTTGTTTAGAAGGAATGTAGATAAGTGATTGGTCTTTGTCATAATAGCGAATGAGTTCAACCTGGTGGTTGAGGTCTTGCTTGTAGCCGTAGCCACCTAGCAGTTCACGCTCATACTCAGGGAATTGAGAAACTAATTCGCCAAGACTCATCATATATCTTTTAGCAAAAGCGATGCAGCGTCCATAGCGGTCAAACTCTGGGTAAGCACCCAGTGGGTTTTCTATGCGGATACGAGGCAACTTGCTTTCTTCGTCAAGTTCAATGATGAACGGAACGAAACCATATGTTATGTACCAGTCTGCTCCCGAGTACATATGTACCGCAAGGTCAGAGTGAGAAAAATAGTTAGAAGCAATCCGCGTACGTTTATCCGCGAAAGAACGAGCGCGGTCGCTAACTTGATTTGCTGCGGAGCAGTTGACGGCTGGGAGTGGTGCCATAACTTCGGATAG